GGCAATGCGACCATAAGGTCGATACGCTCTTAGCTTTTCCTTGCGTTGTGAACGGAACGTTCCGGAGACAGGATAGTACTTATAATTACTATTACTGGGCCGAATCGTTTGCTCTGTTCAACAGGGCTGTTGGTCACGTAGGCATTGGCAACATGTGCGTTGGACCTCTCATTGACGTTAGTCGATGGGAGACCCTGAGCTTTGAGGCCATGCGATCAATGAAACCGTCCTTTCAGGACGATAACTCATTGGTCAACTTCGTGTTAGAACTGAAAGACCTGAAACGGATTCCGGATTTATGGTCAAGAAAAAGGCATACGCTAAGAAATTTAGCGAACCTTGACTTGAATGTAAATTTCGGTATTTTACCGTTTATGTCTGATGTTCGTTCACTAGCAGCTGCTATGCTTGGGTTTCGCAAGAAACTCGAGCAACTCCAGCGTAAACAAGGTAAGGTCATTACTAGGCATTATAAATGCCCAATTCTGACACCAGCCCAGTTTAACAATGGATATGAGCAGCTGCTATATACCGAGGGGGGCGGAGCGTACCGAATAGGCCGCATTGTACAGTGGGATGAAGATCCCGCTTACCATGCTTCCTGTCGGTTTCGCTACAAACTCCCCGATATGTCGCTAATAACAAACCAGTTGAAGGCATTTCTCGACGCACTTGGTGTGCGGAGAGATCTGTCTATCGTCTGGAACGCCGTTAGGTTCTCGTTCATCATCGATTGGTTTTTCGATGTTGGTCGTTGGCTTGGCGAGTTGAGTGTCGATAATTTAAACATCGACTTAGTCCTTGAGGACTTTTGCCATTCGGCAAAATACTCAAGCCGCTGTAGAATCTATAACTATGATTATGAGATACCTTATTTGGTATCAGAGTATCGTAGTAGATTCTATATACGTAAACGGTGTATACCGTATATGTATCCTCCTACCCCAACGGTGAGATGGCCCTCCATAGGGCAATTTCGTCTCGGAGGTTCTTTGGTGACTTCATCAAAGACTTTCCGTAGTTGGGATAGGAAACCAAAGAAAAGGAAGAAATAATTCTTCCTTTTCTATCACTAACACGTTGGTGTGATTCCAACTTAACAACTAACCTTAGGAGGTCCTAGCATGTTTGCTACAGACATTACCTTGGTTGGGGATGCAGCCAGTTCAACTGTCTACTCCCTACGCAGCATCGCTGATGGCAAAGCCATCCGCGGTGACGCGACAGCGGGGCTCTCGCAGCCGAAGCAGCTCACTATTTCACATAGTGAGGTGTCTCGTCCTGCGGGAATCCTCGAC